ATCAATCACGCAAGACGATTTAGGAATGGCTTTTATTCCGTTAGTTTGCGAGGCGATAGAGGAAGAGGACAAATGAAAAATTTATGGGTATTACATGAAAATAAAAAAGACCGCTGGGAACGGGCTTGGCAAATAGTTATCTGTCTATATTATAACATATAAGGGAGCGTTTACGTGGCTAAAATTGATAAATTAGACAGAATAATTAGGGACTATGTTAATGGTAATCTTGATAAGAAAATCAAGGCAAGAACAAATCAACTCACTTATAAATCTAAAGTTGATAACATAGATGTGAATGATGCAATAGACAATGATAGTGAATTAGATAAGCTGTACTTCATCAAGTCACAAATAGAAGTGTGGTACTTCTCATATCCTGAAGCTAAGACGATCTGTGAGCTACGCTGGAGGAAAGGAATGCAGCAGTGGGAAATCAAATACGAAGTGAAGATGAGTGAGAGTACAATCAAGCGAAGATATAAAGAGTTGAAGGAAGTAATAAGTGAGTGGATAGGTATTGAAGAAGTCTAATATATAGGCTTCTTTTTTGCTGAAATCGTGACAGATAAGTGACTTAATAGTGAACGAATAATGAATGAATAATGAACGTTCAGACATTTAAATAACTGGGATAATTAAAATAAGAAATAAAATAAAAAGTTTTTTTCAATGTACCCCCCGGGTGCAAATTTTTGAGTAAAGAGTTTTATGCACCGTGATTCCCTTGGAATTTTTCTCTCAGCGTTTTGAGCCTAAAATTTTTCAGTAAAATCTTCTTGAATCTTTAAATATTTCATAAAATCTTTAAAAAAATAAAGGAAAAGGAGGAAAGTATGTGAGTGGTTAGCAAATTAGACGAAAAAGAAATAACAGAATCAATTCTTAAAAAAGTTTCACTTGGTGTAAGTGACCTCAAAATATACAGAGCTTTGAAAGTAAGTCCTCCGACATTCAAACTCTGGAAGAATGACCATCAAGAAGAATATGAACAAGCTAAAATTGAATTCCAACTTTTAGCTTTAGCAAAAGTAGAAACTCAATTAAATAAAAAAATTCGGGGAGGATGGAGGCGTAAAGAAAAGTATGAGGTTGACGATGAAGGGAATGAGATTCTTGTTTCTGTTGAGCGTCAGCAAGTTGACCCTGAGCTGAATGCCATCATGTTCTGGCTTCGTTCTCACCATCCTGAAATATATGATCGTGTGAATATGAAACGCTTAGAATTAGAACAACAAGAGGGGTCTAATATCCAAGAAGTTATTCAGCAGCTCAGCAAGTTTGACATCAACAAATATGAAGTAGATGAAGAACCAGATGGCAACGAAAAAGACATTTTAAATCTTTTAGACGAAAACAAAAATGAATAAAACTTGAAAGGAGCGATAAAGTGAAGTATTTAAAAGAATACTTAGAATATAATATTGAAAATAAAATCAAGATAAACAAAGATATTCAAAAACAGATTAAAAAATCAATTCGTATTCACAAAAAATATATTTATCGTCCTGAAAGAGTAGAACAAGCAATTGACTTTATTGAAAATGTTTTCATGTTAACGACTGGTGATTTAAGACCAATCAAATTGTTACCACCTCAAGAGTGGTGGATTGAATGCTTGTTTGGCTATGACATGGTAAACCCACAAGGCGAACAAGTGCTATTAGTCAATGAGATGTTTTTAAATGTTGGGCGTGGAACTGGGAAGTCAACATTTGCTGCTGCAATCGTTCTTTACTTCATGATATTAAGTGGTCGGTTTGGGGCTAAAGCTCAAGTTATTGCATACGATAATTTACAAGCTGAGGCAGTTTTTGGCCAAGTGAGAAATCAATCACGGGCTAGCATTTTGTTGTCTGAAATGAGCGATTTCAATATGTTCAACAGTACTAAGACAGGCTTGTTATTTGGACCGATGCTTATAAAATTCGTCAAACAAACAAACGACGTGAACAGGGCTCAGGGTGGAGATACCAGCTTGAATGTCTTTGATGAGGTTCATGTTTATAAAGATGATATTACCGAAGCTGTTAATAAAGGCTCACGCATGAAACAAGCGAACTGGCAATCTATTTATATTACGTCAGGTGGAACAACTCGTAAAGGGCTATATGACACCATGATCAAGCGTTTCAGTTCAGCTAAAGAATTTAAAAACGATCGATCAGTAAGTTTATTATATCGTCTTGAAAATATTGATCAGGTCAGAGACAAGCGTAATTGGTCTATGGCTTTGCCTTTAATCGGTCATCTTCCTAAATGGTCAGCAGTTGAAGAAGAATATGAACTCAGCAAGGGGGACCCAGCACTACAAGTTAAATTTTTAGCGATGTCAATGGGTATTGCCATGAACAACGTGCGAAATTACTTTACTGCAGGAGAAAGCGCAAGGAAAGAATTTGATTTGAGTGTTTTCAAAGGCGCTAAAACATACCTTGGAATTGACCTTTCATTACATGGAGATTTAACAACCTTTGCTTTTTTGTGTAAGCCCGATGATATTTACTACTTGCATACAATTTCATTCACGACACGTAAAGAATTTGAACAATTAGACAAGGATATTCAAGATTTATATCTTAAATTTGAACAAGAAGGCTCATTAATCATTCTTGAAACAAATGACTATATCAAATCTAAAGACTTGATTCAATATCTCGTTAAATTCAAGAAAGAAACAGGTTGCTATTATCAAATGGTCGGTTATGACCGTGCGAGGTATGAAATTCTTGAGAAGCTTATTGAAAAGTTCTTTTTCGACAAAGATGATGATAGACAAATAGCAATAAGGCAAGGATTTGCAATGAGTGACTATATCAGGATATTGAAAAGCCAACTCAAGCAAAATACAATCTATCACAATCAAGAGTTACTTGAATGGTCACTTATGAACACGGCTGTAAAAGTTGGATATAATGACGATTTAAAGCTTGTTAAAACTACCAATAGTAAAAAGATTGACCCTGTTGTAGCGTCAGTTATGGCATTGCAAGCTTACATTAGAGATGAAAACTAAAGAGGTAAATAATGATTGATTTGCAAGCTGACTCAGTCCGGACAAGTGGATTCTATTCTGACAAGCGCTGGATTGATCTAAGAGACTATATCAGAAAAAGGGACAAGATGACATGTAAACTCTGTGGAGATTTCACAGCAAAAAAATATGAAGTTGACCACATAGAAGAATTAAACATGAACAATGTAATGGACTTCAATATCTCTTTTAATCCTGATAACTTACAGCTTCTTTGCTTCGATTGCCATAGAAGAAAAACAGCTAGAGATAAAATAAAAGATGTTGGCAGATTATTGTATTAGAAAGGGGAACAATGGAATTTAATCTATTTGGTAAAGTTGTAAAAATTCAAAGCTCAAAGCTCAATCAACAAACGCAACGGGCTGACGCTTGGAATACTGAAATAATTCAAGTAACAAGTGGATTCTACAACAATATTAGTGCGAAGATTGCAAGTGAAATTTCAAAGCTCAACTTTCAACACGTCAAATATAAAAAAGTTGCTGGTGGGGCAGATACATTATCAAGCTTAGACGGTTCTGATATTGATGAAGCCTTGAATTGGTCTCCGAAAGGATATTCTAATTCTGTTGAATTTTGGACAACTGTAACAAAAAGACTTTTAACAACAATAAAAGTAAATATTAAAATTATCACTAATTCAGACGGGACAATCAAAGATTTAAAGCTTTTGGATGGTGATGAGACAGTCAACGATAATGAAACAATCAATCTTGTTAGCCCGTTTTTTATAAATCAAAACACTAGCATTTTAGATTCAACACTTTCAAGCATTGCAACCAAGTTACAACAAGGTCGGATGCGTGGAATGCTTAAAGTTAATGCACTTATTGACGAAACTGATGACGATTTCAAAGAAAAAGCGTTGAAAACAATCACAACAATGCAAGAGGTTTCAAATTATAACGGGCTTGGGGTAATGGATGGGAAATCTGAGATTGTTGAATTCAAAAACTCTTATAGCGTCCTGAATGATGAAGAAATCAAACTTATCAAAGAAGAATTGCTAAGTTCTTACTTTATGAGTGAAAGCATTTTGACAGGAAAAGCATCGCAAGAGGAGCAAATACTTTTCTATAATTCAACGATCATACCTCTTTTAAATCAGCTTGAAAAAGAACTGAGTTACAAGTTAATCAGCCAATCTAAAAGGCGTAATATCCAAGGTAATCTTTACTATGAAAGAATTATCGTTGATAATCAACTGTTCAAATTTGCGAGTCTTAAAGACCTTATTGACTTATATCATGAAAACACGCAAGCACCATTCCTTACTGTTAATGAGTTCAAAACACTGGCAGGACTTGAACCGTCTGAGGGTGGAGATGTGTACCTAACAAATGCGAACAGTATGATGATTGAAAATTATAGCGATTTAAAGGGCTTGCCAAATGATGATAACTCGGATGGCAAAGACGCTTAAAGAAAGGAGAAACTTTGAAAAAATTAGTAGAAAATATTGCGAATTTCAAGCTAATTGAAAATGCAGTAGCAGAAGAAAACAATGATAGTTCTGATTTAACAATTCAAGCTATTGTTGCTCATAGTAATGTGAAGAACAGTAATGGATTCACTCTTGTGGATGATGCACTTGTTTTCAATCGTGAATTTTATCCGTTTTTGTTTAATCATACTGACACAGATTTGCTAGGAAAGACAAAAACTCACTTTGATAATAAGCTAAACGCTTATGTTAGTGACATCTCAGTTTATGGAGACCGTCAAGAAATTATCAGGGCAATCAACGAGGGCGTTTATGATAGTGTTTCTATTTCGTACTACCTCGATGAATATAGCTTTGATGAAGATGATGACATCATTGTTACAAAAGCGACAATGAAGGAAATATCACTTGTTTCAGTAGGAGCAGATGATGAAGCAAAATTAATTTCAAACGAACTAGAGCAAGAAAAGAAAGCTCATGTTTTGGCAAAAAATCGACTAAAGGAGATTAAAAAAAATTATGAATAAAATGGACAAACTCGAACTTGAAAAAAATATTAAAGATTTGCAAGTTCGCAACAATGAGTTAAAAGCTCGGAACAACGAACTCAAAGAATTGATTCTTGCAGAAAATAATCTTGAAAATGCAGAAAAATTTGATAAAGAATTCAAGGAAAATCTTATCAAAATCACAGAATCAGAAAATGACATCACAGAAGCAAAAAACAAACTGGTTAATGAGCCAAAAGGAGAACAAAAAATGAGCAAATATATCGAATCTAAAAACTCTGTTGTAGACTTCATCGCAACCCTTGCAAATTCACGTACAAAAGAGGAAGTGAAAAACAAATGGCGTGCCAAACTCGTTGAGAATGGGGTTACAATCAAAGACGATAGTCTCATGACGCCAAACCGCTTAGTTTCAGCGATTGAAACATCATTAACAGATTCAAATCCTGTTTTCAAAGTTTTCAACCTGACACATGTTGGCGCTTTGCTTGTCTCACAAGGTCTTACATCTGACGATGAGGCACAAGTACACATTGAGGGCACTGAAAAAACTGTTCAATCTGCTGTTCTCACAATTGATTCAATCACTCCGCAAATGATTTACAAAATTCAAACAATTTCTGAGCGTGCAAAAAATTTACAAGCAAACTATGACGAGATTTATTCCGTAATTGTGGCAGAATTGACACAAAAAATCGTTAATAAAGCCGTTGACCTTGCACTTATTGAAGGGGATGGAAAAAATGGTTTTATGTCTATCGCAAATGAAAAAGATACTAAAAAAGTAGCTAGTATTTCAGGTGCAAAATATGTTGATGCAATCGAAGATGCTTGTGATTTTGTGCGTGGTACAACAGGAACGAAATATCTTGTCTTGACGGCTGCTCAACGTAAATTAGTTTTGGCAGAACTTCGTGCTTTAAATACTAATGTTCGTATCAAAAATAATGATGCTGATATTGCGGATGAAGTCGGTGTAGATGAACTCATTATCTACACAGGAACAAAGGCAATCAAACCAACGCTCATCGTTGATAAAACATACCACATTGATATGAAAGACTTGACTAAAGTTGACGCTTTCGAATGGAAAACAAATGAAAATGCAATCCTTATTGAGTCTCTCTCAGCTGGTAAGGTTGAAAAATTGAAAGCTGCAGCAGTTATCACGGTTACACCCTAATAACGCCCTTAGGGCTACTTTAGGGGCAAAGCCAACAGCGGATAACACAAAAGCTGAAATTCAAGACTACTTGGATAATCAAGGAATCGGTTATCAAACGAGTATGACAAAAGCTCAGTTGCTTGAATTAGTCGGATAGAAAGGAGTTTCAAAAAATGGATGAATATATTAAGACGTTTTGCGGAATTCCTGAAGGTGTAAAAGTTTACGATTCTCAAATTGAACTCAATAAAGGGATAGCTCTCACAAGGTTGAAGATGGCAGGTGTAAGTTCTGACGAAAAAAATAATCTAGTGATTGATTATGTTGCAACGTTTTGCAGACTTCGCATGATCACTGAACCGACAAATCAGTTTGTTCAAACGGAACAAGCTCGATTGACTGAAATCATTACACTTTTGACTTATGGAAAAGAGGTGCCTGAATGATTTTCACACAGGTCACTCTTGAAATAAGTGAAAAAGTAAAAAAACCCAATGGGGCAGAAAATAGCGTTATTAAATACGTTATATTACCAGCGAAAAAAGAGAGAATTTCTCAAAATAGACTGGATGAATTCAGTATGCAAGGCTTGAAAAAGGTCGTAAGACTGAGTTTGAACAATGTCGGAGAGTATGAATTTAAAATCTTTGATTACTTCACTGATGAACATGGCATACGCTACAAACGAACAGTTTGGGAACGTGACACGCAAAGTAACAAGATTATTCTTGAAGGAGAGGTTGCAAATGGCATTTAATTCATATATGGAATGGAAAAAGGAGATTGACAAAATCGGATTTCAAGATATTATTCTTGGGGTCAAGGACACCATTACAGCCGATACACTCTATATTTCAATCTCAGATAGTACAAAAGTAGGCTCAGATGATTTTAGGTGGGTCATTGGCTATACTTACACGGTTATATCTAGTGTTAAAAACGTTGACAGTCCACTCATTGCGCAGTTGGCAGAATTTCTTGATGACGGTTTGCAGTTGCTAGGATTTAGCGACACAAGCCATTTGTACAATTATCAAGGCTCTGTTTACTTGCCTGTTGGTTCAGGTGGTCAAGCATGGGAGTAGATAATTTTGATTGGAAAGAAATCGCGAAGGGTTACTCAAATGAAGTAACAAACAAGGTTTCTGATTATATTGAGACGCAAGTCAAAGCACAAGCAATGAAAGCAGGTGCTAAATCTAAAATTCAACGTTCTCACGGTCACACATACAGATACAAAAATACAGGCGAGTTAGCGCGAAACATCAAAGCTAAAAAAGATGATGATGGTCACTGGTCGGTATCAGATGGTACACGGGCAGACTATTCAAAAGGCTATCATGGAATGTATTTCTTGGTGGAAAAACGTGGGGAAAGAGAAGTTGCAAGGATTTTGAAAGAAGCAATATCTTTCACAGAAAAAACTAAATTATAAAAAAGAAAGTAGGTCTAAAAATGGCTTTAAATTTAAATTATGGCGAACGCAAAATCTTTTGGGGCGCTAGTGGTTTGATGATTGGAACGCTTGCGACAGGTAGCAAGGTAACCAATTTGAACCTCGTAACAGGATTGACAAGCATTAAAAAAATGGAATCAAAAAGTGAAACTGCTAACTTTGCAGCGGATGATGTCCCAAATCATGGCAGTAAGACGACTGCAGGGGCGCTTGAAGGCGAAATCAGTTTCTTGCAACTTGACACTCCTGTCATGCAGGACTTTTTGGGACAAGTACAAACGGCAAATAAACTTGGTTACGTTCCAACAGGAAAATACACTGATAAGATTGTCCAATATATCAATAAAGCACGTAAGAAAATGGCTGACGGGACACTTGTTGACGGCTATAAGATCACAGTTTTTCCAGCATTGAGGGCAACTGGCGAGGCAACTTCTGACAGCGAGACTGACAACGAAAAGGGAACTGACGCTATTGAATATACTATTCCAGTACAAGGCGGTTCAACACCACTTTATTCAAGCGGTGGCTTTAAACCGTCAAAAATGGAATATGAAGTCTGGGGTACTGATGCTGTTAATTTTGAAAATAAAATGAATGCTGCTCTGTTTATCGTGTTCCCTGATACTGTTATTACAGGATCATAATAAAAATGAAGGGGACATAAAATATGAAACAACTCTCGACGGCACGTAAATTTAAACTGATCACAAAAGTTGACATATTCAAAAAATCAAAAGAATTAGAAGCAGCAACAAAAGACGAAGCAAACGATATTACGGAAACAATTGAATTTGTTCAATATGGTTTATATCTTGCTTTTTATGAAAAAGATTTGAAAAAGGCGAAGGAATACTTTGATGAATTTCTCACATCAGGGGAATTTGACACAGAAGATGAAACTGTGAAAAGTTTAATGGAAAAATTCAAAGCCTCTTTTGAATGAGGGATTGGGGCGGTACTTTTGGTATCGTCCTTTTCTTAAGAGGTAACCTATGAAATTAAAAGACGCAATAAGATATTACGAACTTACTGGAAGGGATATTCTATCAGACATTGACAAACAAGCCCAATATCTCAGAGATTTAGAGTTGTTTGATTTTGTTCATGACGATTTCACAGAGGTTTTAGAAAGTCTTTATGAAAATTTGTTGTTACTGTGGTCAGATGGTAAAGTAATTGACGAAAACATAAGCATTCCCACAAAAGAGGAACTGACCGCTAAATATTTAACGAGTATTCCAAAAGAAAAAAGCGAAGAAGATAATCAAGAGGTTGTATTTGAGGCACCAAGTTTATTAAAAAAAACTGAGAAAACCGAAAACAAAACGTTTAATCTTTTAGTTTCTTTAGTGAATAGTGAAATAGATATTAGTCAATTCATGAATTTTGAAATTGAACTTGTGATTGATATTGTCAATACAGTAGCAGAAAAAAGAGAAGAACAAGAAAAGAAAAACAAAAATAAATTATAGATTGGAGGTATAAAATGGCATCAAATGCAAAATTTCAGATTGATATTTATGGGAATACCGTTCAATTTGAGAATAGCTTAAAAGGTATTGATTCAGCTATGGCTAGTTTGAAAGGTGAGGCAACAGAGCTTCGAAAACAGCTTAAATTTGACCCGTCCAATGTTCAAAACATGACTAAGTTGCAGAACAATTACAAGCAACAGTTAGAACAAACACGAAATAAAGCAGAATCATTAAAAAAAGAACTTTCAACTTTAGATAAAAGTACTCCAGACGGTCAAAAAAAGTTCATTCAACTTTCTAAATCACTTCAAGATTCTGAGTTAAAAGCAAATTATCTTGAGAAGGACATTAAACAATTAGATTCATCTATTGCAAGTGGTAATTTTAAAGTTAATATAAAAACCGATGATGCGGAAAGCAATATTTCAAAAGTCAAGTCAGGATTCAACGGGCTTAAAGAAATTGCCGTCGGGGCAATGCGTGAAATCGGTTCAAGTATTATTAATGCAATTGGAAATAAATTTGGCGATTGGATTGGTGGGGCTTTAGACACTCAACGCTCAATGATAGCATTGAAAAATACCATGAGATTCAAAGGCAATCAAGATGAATTTGATGGATTATCAAAGAGGATGTCAAAACTTGCAACTGATACAAATGCAAATACTAAAGACGCTTTAGGGATGGCTACAACATTTATAGGTCTTGGCGATTCAGCAAAGATTGCAGGAGATAAAACAGACGCTTTAATTCGGGCAAATCAAAACTTTGGCGGTAGTTCACAATCGCTTGCAGGTGTTTCAATGGCTTATCAACAAATGTCAGCAAGTCAAAAAGTAAGTGCTGAAAATATTAATCAAATGTCTGATAATAACACAGCCTTGGGAGCGTCTCTGAAAGATACTGTAATGCAGATGAATCCAAGCTTAAAACAGTACGGCTCATTTTCTGATGCTGTCTCAAAGGGCAAAGTAAGTATTCAAATGCTCGATGATGCGATGGCTAAAATGGCTAAAGGCTCAGGGGGTGGGGAATCAAATATTGGTGATTCATTTGATAGTTTAAATGAAACCATTGAAAAATCTTTACTTCCAGCATTGCGTGAAATTCAACCAGTAATCACTAATATTTTAAACGATATAATTAAATCTATCCCATCAATAGCCTCAATGTTAGGGAACGTCTATAAGTGGATAAAGAAAAACTGGGACTGGCTCAGTAAAATTCTGATTGTTGTAGGGTCACTGATTGCGATTTGGACGATTTTCAGTGGTGTTATGTCTATTGTTAGTACGGTCATGTTCACATTTGGTATTTCAATGGGTGTAGCTTTTGGATGGCTTACAGTCATTGTTTTGGCAATCGCTGCAGTCGTTGCGATAGGTATTTTGATAGCCAAAAATTGGAAAACAATAGGTCAGCTAGCTGTTAGTATTTGGGGCGGAATAAAAAACTTCTTTGCGGGTCTTGGAACTTGGTTCGGTCAGCTATGGACTGGAATTATGAACGTGTTTAAGTCCGTTTGGCAAGGAATGAAAAATGTAATCACTACGATATGGAATGGAATTAAAGCCTACTTCTCAACACTCATTGCTTTCTATACAGGAATTTTCAACGCTATTCTAAACGTGATTAAGATAGCTTTTAGTTTTGTTGCAGGCATTGCAAGTCAAGCATTCAATGCAATCGTTCAATTTTTTACACCTTTAGGGAATGTATTTAAAGCTATTTTTGATTTAGTCGTGGCTGTCTTTAGACTTGGTTGGGAGTTAATTCTTGCATTAGGTCGTGGGGCTTGGATGGGCATTCAAGCAGTTTGGAACGGTCTTGTTGGATTCTTTCAACCAATCTTTCAAGCCGTTGCTAATGTGGTAAATGGAGTATTTAATGCGATACGTGGATATGCTCAAGGAGCTTGGAACTTTATTGTTAGTGTATTTAGTGTCGTTGCTGGTTGGTTTAGTGGGATATTCAACAGTGTAAGAAATATAGTTTCAGGAGTGTTTAATGCGTTCGCTGGTTTTGCACGTTCAGCATGGAGCGGAATAACAGGGATATTCTCAGCTGTTGGTTCTTGGTTTAGTGGTGCATTTAATTCTATACGTGGTGTTGTCAGTGGTGTATTTAATGCGTTTGGCAGTATTGCACGTTCTGGATATAATGCAATAACAGGCGTGTTTAGTGGGATTGGTTCATTCTTCTCAGGAATTTTCAACGGTGTTAAAGACATAGTAGATAAAGTCCTTGGTGGAATTGCTGACACTATAAACGGAATCACAAAAACAATAGGCGGAATTACTGACAAAGTTAAGGGGCTGTTTAAGGGTTCAGCAACTGTCAATGTTGCAAGAGAGTTTGCAGACCTTAAATCAAGAGGTCTTGTACAAAATAGTTCAAGTAGTTCAACAGCAAACTATAAAAATACATTCAATATTCAAGCAGGAAATCAAGATACAACAGCTTTAGCACGGGCTATCAAGCGTGAATTTGATTTAGGAAGGGCATAGTAAATGGTAAGACAATACAAAATACACACAGACCTTACCTCTGAAAATGATAAGGTTTGGGATATGACAGATGGTATCATTAGGTTTTATCAACCATCTGACTTTGGATTGATAAATATAACAAACGTCTGGCAATCTCAAGGTGTTGGAATTATTGGGAATAGCAGTATTTCACACCCTGAGTTAAGTTTCAAGCTTGAAACTTTTGGGGATAGTTTAGAGGACAATTATAGAATCTTCAACTCTTTTATTAATGATATACTTTCACAGAAATATGTCACGCTTGAATATACAAATGAACTTGGCACGTATTTTGGCGATATTGAGCTTTCAAAAGTTTCTAAAACTGAGGCTTACGGATTTAATGGCACATTTTCGGAAGAAATCGCATTTAATCCGATTAATCTGTGGTATACGTTTGAGGATTTAAAGTTTTCAAACATCGACAGTGCTCAAGGTACAAGAAATCAAAAGATACATGCTAATAGTCAGCTCAGTTTGAAAAAGTTTAGAGGTGCAAATATTTCAGCATTTGTTGATTTAAGTATTGATGATATTGTTTCACAATCTAAAAGAATCAATGTCAATACTCTTACAGTACCTTTCAGAGTAGTTGTAGATAATGCAACGAGTGACACTATGTCATTCGGTAGTGACTATGACCGTCAATTGAACAAAGTATCAGAACTTACAAAGCGTGGTTATAATGTCATCATTGAACCTTATCCATATATTGCGGATGGCTCAATTCCTGAGACACAATGGATACCAAGCAACACAGACAACTTTTTTACTAACTGGCAAGCAATTTGTGACAGAATTGGGGCTATTGCTCAAAAATATAATGGTAAATATTATATTGCGAGTAATTTAGTTAATGTTGAATCATACAGTGATAAATGGGTTTCATTAATAAATGCTTTAAAGGCAAAATATACAGCACCGATGATATACAGAACTAACTATTGGGTAACAGCGAGTTGGGCGCCTGACACAATCACTGCTTATCAGAACAAACTGAATAATCCATTATTTGGGCTTGTTGATGAGATAGCAATTGCGGGATATTTTGAATTGACAGATAAGGATGTTCCAACTGTTGACGAGTTAAAACAAGCAATATTAAATGTTCCGATCTACAACAGGGGACAAAATATTTTTAGTGAAATTAAAGCCTTTAATGACAAATGGAAAAAGAAAATTTTTTTCGGAGAGTTAGGAATTGCACCATACAAAGGCGCATCCGCTACACCTTGGAAATACGACTATCCATCAAGCGATTATAATGAAACTGTTCAAGCAAATTGGTATCAAGCTTGGTATGAAACTTTTCAAGATTATGACTGGTTCAATGGCTTTAGTATTTTCTTGCTTGGTTCTGAGAATCTATTCACTATTACACCTTTAGGGGAAAAGACACTAAATACTCTAAATTCAAGAAGAAATCCAAATGTTGTTTATCCAAATTTGAACTTATTAGATGGAACATCGAGTATTTTTAAGAATGCAACCATTCTATCTGGGCAAAGCTCATTCGTTCTATACGGAGATTTAGGAAAATTCAAAAGCAATACTGTTACTATTTCGGCTTTTCTTGATTTAACAAATTCATCTTATGATGCGAAAATACAATTATGGACAAATAGCGGAGTAATAGCTGGAAGTGTAGTCAAAGCTGGACAAACAGGATATAGTATTGGATATGGTATAATTCCAAGTTCTTTCACTGCTTCAAATATCGCCATAAGAACAGAAAATGTAAGCATATCTACCACTATTCCTTACTTTGGACTTAAAATGGAACTTGGTTCAACCGCTACGCCATGGGTGCCAAGTAAAAGCGAAGCCTCATCAAATGATTTTGATAACTTAAATGATTTATATACTTATAATTATGTCTATGTACAAGAGGACAATATTGAACGTTTTGCGAAATGGAAAATTTCTCAGGATATTTTCAGTATCGAAGCAAAATTAATACCAAATAAGAGGGCTACAACATTTGGTATTAGATTCCTTGATGAACAATTCAATGAGTATAGTGCGATTATTTTTAACAATAGCTCAAACGCAACACCTGAGAGTGTGATTCTAAATACTGACTATAATAATGAATATTATCAATCAAAAGTTCAAGGGACAAATGTTTTTGTTAATGCGTTCAGCAATATTGACTTTTCAAGGTATCGGACAAGACAGTTTAAAACTGGTTCAATGGAAATTGTCGGACTTGCTAAAATAGAAATCAATGTAAAACGAAAGGTGGATTTTGTCTAATGTTAGAATTTAATTTATATGAAAATTTTAATCCTAATTTAAATCTTCCTTGGAAACAAAAAGTACCTAAAACTAGAGGAACGATAATGAATTATGAGTTGTGGCAAACAGGCTATAAGTTTACCTCAACAGGTGTCCTGAGTGTTACGGCAAATGTTGGGGATGTTGTAGAAATTCTGATTAATAGTGACTATAGTTATGCAACAGTTGATTATAAGAGTGAAAAAGTAAATCTCAGCTTGTTGTTCGTTGTGATTGATATTGATGATAGCAACAAGGCAACGTTAAAAAATTACTTTTGGGCTATGGTTGATGGTGTGGATGTTCCAACAAGTATTTTAAGTCAGTCAAGCTTAAATATTTTGAAATTAATTTTAAATCAAAAAACAACAGCACTAGTAACTGACGGAATAATCGTGAATGAAAGCGAATTATCAAAAGTTTTCCCCTATAATCGAAAATCTGAAACAGATAGTGCTGAAAATATTTTAAAAGATATGTTTAGATTCTTAAAGAAGCAACCAATTACGATTTTTAAAAACAATAAAATTCAAACTTTATTAGTTTCTCAGTCGTGGAATCGTGCTGAAATAAAGACAAGAATTGACGAAAAACAGAATATAGCGATAGAAAATGAGGTAATAACTGATCGGTCAAACTATAATTTTTTGAATGCTTATGTAAAAAAAGATGATGGGACATACCCAACAAGCCCAATAAGCTATACAATCTCAGATACTAATGTTCTGATAAATATGGATAACTATTCGGGTGACGGTACAGATTTACCTGATAGGCGACTCATCAAAACAGGATTTTTTGACAAGCAACCAACAGATGAAGAAATTAAGTTTCAAATATCAAAAGATACAACGGTGGCAAACTTATATTTTAATCAAAATTACTTACTGCCATTGTACACGAACGACTTGGTAAATGTTTATTATCAAGGGTTGTCATACCGTGGTTATATTTCAGATAGGTGTTTTGTAGAATCTGATAACGGTGTTACAAATGAACGTTTGTTATTCGTTCAGGGGGTGTCATGATGATTTATGAGGCAATTCTTGGAAATAAATACATCATTGATGATTTCATTGATGACGTTGAACTCAGGCTTGACCATCAACAAATTTTACCTTTCAATTCAATCACAAAAATTAATAGGAACACGGTTCAAATTGATACACCCTTAAGTTATGAAATCGGTCAAGGGGTAAGTATTGGAGGTTTTGAGACTGGTAACAAAGGGTTCAGGATGTTAGAACTATCTATCACTGATTTTCCTGTTTTACAAAATAGCTATATCACAAAAATCATTAATAAGAAATATGAATTAATGGTTATTTAAAAAGGAGAACAATTATGACAATTAGAAACTACACGTTTTTTAGTCCAAACGGTAACGATTTCCCTGTCAGTGCTAATGGAGACGCTAAATTATACATGCTTTTAGCTGGAAATAGCTACTCACAATTTATCGTTAGAAACTGGCAAAATCCAACCATCACGGGATTAAATAAAATTTATCAAGCAACAAGTGTTTTACTGGCAGGTAGATATTTTGAGTTGAACTATGAACCTGTTACATTGTTACCAAATACGATAAATTATGTGCATGTAAATATCGATATTTCAAATACAAGCAAACCTGTAAGCCTTACAGTTGAAAGAACTGACAACAGTAATTCAAATGATATTAATATTGGAAATAGTATAATCAAGCGTTGTATTGACCAAGTAACAACAAATCAAAACACAGTAATTTCAAGTGTTACACCAGAACAGGGACGAAACTTTGATGTAATTAACGCACAAACAGCTAAAATCAAAACTTTAGATGTTAGTGACAATGTAGACTTACCAGTCTCTACTACCCTATTTAAATTGCCTTACATGAACAATAACGGTAGTCGGTTAGTGCGAAGTGGAAACATGGTTATTTGTGAGGGAACATTTACCAGTACTTTGGTACGTCCAGCAGGTGCCCTTATTGATATTGGTAATTATGCGTCTGAGACTATACCGCTTGGTTATAGACCTGTTCAGCCAAAAGACATCTGTTTTTACAGACGAACTACGGGTAGTGGTCAAAAAGTGGGACGAGTTCAGGTTACTTCAGATGGGCGTTTTACTGAACTATATGTTTTTAATGACGGATTTGATACCACTAGCGCAATGATGTTTGATGGTGCTTGCTGGATGACAACCGACCCATTCCCAACAAGTGACAAAATTAATTAGAAAGTTGTGGTAAATGATAAATAAATTAATATTCATTTCAATTTTAATCATGGCTATCTTATTTGTCACTTGGGTAAAGGATGGCGAAAGCATGAATCCACCAATTAAAAGAAGAATTATTATAGATAGTGTAACTATCGGTATCTTTTGGCTGTTGTATTTTGGCTTTTTTATCGCAAGCGATGGGACGTACGACAATGAGATAAAAGGAATAGTAGATATTTCTCTATTGTTCTTTACATTTCGTCTTGTGCAATTAGTTGCCAGATTAAACCCTATTGTCAGTGAACTTATCACTTTCATAAAGGAACGAAACGAAAGCAAAAATAATAAAAGCAATGAATAAAAAGGAGAAAACAAATGACTTTAAATGATAAAACTTACAAAATTGTAAAATGGGCAGTTCTGACAGTCCTTCCAGCACTTAGTGTGTTAGTTGGCATTCTAGGCAAGGCTTACGGTTGGAATGGTACAGATTTAGCCGTTCTCACTTTAAACGCTGTGGCGGTCTTTCTAGGAGCAGTGACAGGCGTTAGCGCATTAACTTATAACAAGGAGAACAGCAATGACAGTAAATAATGAACAAGTGATTAATTGGTTCACTAACAGAATAGGCGACCTAACATACTCAATGGATGGTTCACGCAATGGCTCAGATGGAACGGCTGACTGTTCAGGTTCAATCTCACAAGCTTTGATTGAAGCGAGTGGAGTGAATGAGGGATTACTTTCAACAATTTCACTAGATGGTTATCTTGCGAAATTAGGTTATCAGAAAGTTTATTCAGGACCTACTGCAGGAGCTAACAATAATCAAGATGGAGATATTATCTTAATGTCGATTACAGACGATATGGCAGGCTCTGGCGGTTCTGGTGGGCACGTTGGAGTAATCCATCAAGGAGGGAACTTCATTAGCTGTACGGCTACGAGATGGACGGACGGGGCATTGTTTGTCGAAGGTCAAGCAATCCAGTCAGCTCCATGGGGACAATATAAAAACGTAACACGCTTGAAAGCTCACAGTGAAGTATGGCGAAATGGTCAGTCTGAACAACGCCAAAGCCGTGGAATTGCAGTTGATGGAATTTGGGGTCACGATACATGGAAAGGTGTTCAAGAAATGCTTATCCGTATCGGTCACAATTTAGACCCTGATTGCGCTGATGGAATCGGTGGACCAATTACAATCAAAGCTTTACAACGTGCCTTAAACGCTAAATTGAGAATTAATTTAGACGTTGACGGAATCATGGGAGCACAAACAGTCAAAGCGCTTCAAAAATTGATGGGAACACCACAAGATGGCGTTATCAGTTCTCCAAGTTCTCAAATAGTTATCGCATTGCAAGAAAAAATTAATTCAGGTCAAGTCTGGATTTAAAAAAATAGCGCTCCGAAAGGGGCGTTTTTCTTTACAAAGAAAATGGAAAGTTATATAATGTTCTTATCCCAAAAAAACTTTTCATAAGTTTATCCTAAGCGTCCCTCTCCTAACTGGGGCGCTTTTTTGTTTTCCCTATAAAAAAGCAACAAAAAAAGCTCAAACTGACCGAGTTCAAGCCTATAAATTGTATTCGAAAGCACTTTTCAAGTTTATCTTTGGTCAATTAGATTATAGCACGATCATTTCTTACTGTCAATATATCGCCAAAAACCAAAACCCGTGAAATTCGACGGGTTTACATTATTACTGAGGTCACGAAAATTTGAAGTTACGCGGTTTCCAGCGGTTTGCTCCCGACATTTTTGTCGGTTGCAAAATAAAATCCTCAACAGTTTATTTTGTAACACAATTTTAATATTTAAACCGTTGACATAGTTGTACAACTATGATATAATTAATTCATAAAGTAAAGAAAAGGAACGAGGAAATCAAAATGACAACAGCAAAAGAATTCGCACAAATTACAGCAGACGCTTACTTGGCTTACAAAGGATTTGAAATTATAGATTTCAAAAAGGGTCAAAAGGTTGCTTTCAAAGCTCGCAACAACGACGGAGAACTTGAAGTAATGGCTGGAGAAATAAAAAATGAACACGGAATGACAGTGGTAGTTCTTGGCTCAGACGGAAAAGAACGTGAATTCGTGGCAGCATTTGCAAACCGTCAATTGAAAGTAATTGATTAAAATAGAAAAAAGGAGAAAACAAAATGACAAA